ATACTGATTTGGGTCCTAAGAAGTGTAATCCTAATGATTATATTGTAAAGGATAGTGAAGGTCACTTCAGTGTATTAACAGAAGGACAACTAGATGAACTTTTTTTAAAAGTAAAGAAAACAGAAAATAAATTATTATGAGTAAAACAAGTAACAAGCAAAGAGTAGAAGCTTTGAAAGGATGGCTTCAATGGTTAACAATAACTAAAAATAAAAAGTAATGAGTGAGACAGTAGTAAGTATTCCAGAAATAATTGGAATGAATGAGACTAAAGTGCTTTCATTTGGTGAAGAGTTAGTAGGGATTGAGTTCAATCCATCTAATGATGCTGGTGTAGCTAAAGTAAAAGAATTGTATGCTGAGATTGCAAACATTCTTAAAGATGCTTACCAAGAGGGTCCAGGAAACCCAATTAAAAGTTTATTATTTGACCATGCTGTGGGAGAATTAGTAAGTGCACAAATGGCAGTAGTAAAAGTAATCACGTTTAAATAAAAGAAAAATGAAACTATTAGGAAAAAGAATTTTGATCAACATCCCGATTATTGAAAAACCAATAATTGAATTATCTCCAGCTCAAGAAGCAGAGCGCGAAAGAGAAGCAGTTAAAAAATGGACTGAATTAGAAATTCATGCTGTGGGAGATGAAGTAGAAAAAGTAAAAGCTGGAGACAAAGTGTATGTTCAAACATTTGCTTTAGAAGGAGCTGAGAAGATTGATCTTGACGGGTCAATTAAATTATTGGTAAAAGAGTTTGACATTGCAATAGTATACTAAGATGAATGAATTGCGTTATGAACATTATAACCGTCAAGTGATGAAAGATTTAAAAAAGAAAAATGTAAGCATGACGGTTGAGCCTAAATGGATTGATCCTCAAGAGTATAACAAAAATATTTTAAACAACATACCAAAGTGTACACCATTTAACACTCCTACTGAACAACCAAGTGCGTTAAGACCTAAGCATTACGGTGGAGCTGATAGTACATATGAAGTATTCAAAGTGTTAGAGGCTTGGGAACTTGATAAAGATTTCTATTTAGGTAATGTAATCAAGTATGTTGCGAGAGCTGGCAAGAAAGATTCTTCAAAAACAAAAGAGGATTTACAAAAAGCTTTAGTATATTTGCAACGCAGAATTGATAGTTTATGATTGTTATATATTTAATTATTGGAATGATTGCTTTGTATGTTTTGTACGCATTGCATAATTTCTTGCGCCTTCCTACATATAATAAGGTTTATAATATGTGGCAAGAAGATGTTGAGAAAGTTAATAAAGCTAATTTGACAATAATCATTATGTGTACAATATCATTTATTATGGGGATTCTAACTGTAATAATGTTAAGTTAAGTTTTTTTTATTTGTTTATTTAAGCCCTGGTTTATACTAGGGCTTTTTTTTGTAATAATTTTTTTGTATATTATATAGTAAATAACTAATTTTTTTATAATGCCTGCAAAATTTGTACCTCAATCACCTGATCCTTTTTTAAAAGTTGATGCTGATACGACCCTAGTAAAGTATGGTCATATAAATTTTTTACTTAACCAAATCAATACTAATGTGTATGCTGATAATGAAGCAGCTATGGAAGATGGATTGGAAATAGGAGATTTATATAGGAATAATTTAGGACAAGTGTTTGTAGTATTTAAACCTTAATAATTTTTATAATATGAGTTTTACAGGACAATTTAATTTTGGGTACCCTATAACGTCCCAAAACATTATTACAAATGTACCAGATAATGCTGTGTTACCTTTAACAGTAGGTTCAAGTTTAAAAGGTAATATCTTAGGCGTAACCTTTGAGACATTAAAGTCTCAAGTTGGTGGAATTAATGTGTATGATGCATACGGAAATCCTCCTCTTCAAGTACAAAATATAGAATTTGCAGGACAAGGTTGGAGTGTAAATGGTGCTAATTTACCTGCTGGTTATGGTGCATCTATATCATTAAACTTAGCAACTATTAATGGTAACTCTATTTTAGGAGGTGGTAACCTTTCGGTAGGTGTGAGTGATGGTGATAAAGGAGATGTAACAGTATCCGGTGGAGGTACAACTTGGACAGTTGACAATTTACCGCAGTCTAGAATAAACAACTTAACAACTGACTTATCTGGAAAACAAGCCACTCTTACATCAGGTTCTAACATTAAGACTATTAATGGTTCTAGTATATTAGGTTCAGGAGATTTAACAGTTGGTTTACCAAGTTTTATTGAGTATAATACAGGTGAAAAAACTGTTTGGAATAATGGTAATGGAAACATTGATAACAATACCACATATGGTATGCAGGCTTTTAGAAGCAATACAACTGGTTTTAATAATACAGTATATGGCTATGCTGCAATGCAACAAAACACCACAGGAGGTGTAAATACTGCTATTGGTTCAAATGCCTTATATGCAAACACATCTGGTCAAAGTAATATTGCGATTGGTTTTGGAGCAAGTTCTGCTTCACAAACTGTATCAAGAAATATTGCAATAGGCAATGCTGCATTGCAGTTAAATACTTTAAGTACTGATTTAGTAGCTATTGGTTATTATGCTTTATCAAGTTTTAATGCAGCAAGTGGTGCTAACACAGCTGTAGGTAATGATAGTATGAGAAATACAACTACAGGTGTAAATAATACAGCAATAGGTTATCAAACAATGTATTATAATACAACCGGTGCAAATAATATTTCAATAGGTAATGCAGCATTACAAAATAATACTACAGCTAATAATAATACTGCTGTTGGTTATGTTGCATTAAATACTAATACAACAGGTTATAATAATACAGCTATTGGTAGTAACTCTTTGTACAGTAATACAACAGGTTTGAATAATGCTTCTGTTGGGGTACAAGCATTGAGTAGTAATACAACAGGATCTTTTAACAGTGCTTTTGGTTATAGAGCAGCATATTTAAATACAACAGGAAACTATAATAGTGCATTTGGTTTTTCTGCATTGCTATCTAACACTACAGGAAATTACAATAGTGCCATTGGTTATCAAGCATTAAAAACTAATACTACAGGTGAGTATAATACTGCACTAGGTTTCAATGCATTATTATTTAATACTACAGGATTTCAAAATACAGCGGTTGGTTATCAAGCATTATATAGCAATACTACAGGTAATATTAATACAGCATTGGGAATTAGTGCATTATACGCTAATACTACTGGTAGATTAAATACAGCAGTTAGTGATGGAGCCTTACAAAATAATACAACAGGTGAAGAAAATGTAGCAGTTGGTAGAGGAGCCTTATCATCAAATACTACTGCTAATAGAAATACAGCAGTTGGTAATGCAGCTTTACAAAATAATACAACAGGAACACGTAATGTAGCTATTGGTACAATTTCTTTATTAAGTAATACAACTGGTTATGATATTGTTGCTATAGGGGAAAGTGCTGTAGTAAGTAATACTACAGGTTCATCTAAAATTGGTATTGGTAAATCAGCTTTATATAATAATACTACTGGTAGTAATATTGTAGCTCTGGGTCCTAGTGCATTAGCTAGTGATGTAAATGGTTATAGTTCGGTTGCAATTGGAGCATCTGTAGCAGCAGGAACTGCATCTTTTGGATATAATAATGTTGCTATAGGTCTTGAAACTATGTTTGCTAATACGGGTAATCATAATATTGGAATAGGTAATGAAGCACTAAGAAACTCTACAAGTAACAATAACATTGCTATAGGACATCAAGTATTGCGATTAAGTACAACCGGTAATTCAAATGTTGGAGTAGGACATCAAGTATTATCTAGTAGTACTACAGCAAATGAAAACACTGGTGTAGGTAATCGAAGTTTACAGTATACCACAACAGGTAATGAAAATACAGCTGCTGGTTCATATGCATTACAAAATAATACCACTGGTAGTTCTAATACTGCAATTGGTAGAAGTAGTTTGGGTGGTAATACAGTTGGTTTTCAAAATACAGCTGTAGGTAGTAGTGTTTTAGCTCTTAACACTACTGGTGTTGATAATACAGCAGTAGGTTCAGCTACTATGCTACTTAATACTACGGGTTCATTTAATACAGCTCTTGGTTTTGAAGCTTTAAGAACTAATACTACAGGTAGTGAAAGTGTTGCTTTTGGTGCATACGCTTTAACTGCTTTTAATAATCCATCAAGTTATAATACAGCAATTGGTTATAAATCATTAACTACTGCAACCACAGGTACTGATAATACAGCTATTGGTCATGAATCTCTTAAACTAAATACAACGGGTGGTTACAATACAGCGGTTGGTAAAAGCGCATTACAAAGTAATACTACAGCTGCTGGTAATGTAGCAATAGGTTATAATGCTGCTACTTCTAATACTACGGGTCTTCAAAATACGGCAGTTGGTCAACAATCTTTATTTACAAATACAACGGGTAATAGTAATACTGCATTAGGAAGTAGAGCATTAATTAGTAATACAACTGGTTTTAATAATATTGCAATTGGTGCTGATTCATTACAAGCTAATACTACTGGGGCAGGGAATATTGCACTTGGGTTTGATTGTAATAGTGGAAACTTTAACAGTTCTATACTTATTGGTTCAAGTGCAACAGCAACAGCTAGTAATCAATTTGTAGTAGGTTCTGCAGGTACAAATGCTGGTGCAATTACTACAGAAACAATTACAGCAAATAGAACATGGACAGTTAGAATCAATGGAGCTAACTATAAAATACCTTTATTGGCAATTTAATATTAAACTTTTAAATAAATATATATCATGGATGTTTTAAATTTTATATCATGGGTTAAAGGAAGTAGAATAGTTACTTCCGTAGATGGAGCTCAAACTTTATTACCGGTAGGTCTTAAAGATCCAAAAAGAGATGACGGTTATTTAGCAGGAGCTATTTCTGTTGCAGATTTAACAAGTGCATTTACACCAACATTTACTAATGAAAATGTAACACTTGGTAATGAAACTTTAAATAATAAAACTAACACTTATATTAATGTTGCAATAGGATATCGTGCTTTACAAAATACAAATAGTGGTGCTAGTAATATTGCAATTGGAGAATATGCTGCTGCAAGTACTGGTAATATAAATTCAACTATTGCTATTGGTCAAGGTGCATTTCAATATTGCAATAGTAGTGATAATTCAATTGCAATTGGAGCAGCTGCAGCAGCTCAAGGTAACAATCAATACAGAAATGTTAATGTTGGTGGTTATAGTGGTTATTATAATCAAAACACTGCTGATTGCGTTAGTATAGGATATTATTCAAATTATCAAGCTGGTTTTACAGCATCTTCAGTATCTATTGGTGCTTATGCAGGACGTTTACTACAAAATGGTACTACTAATAATACTTATGTTGGTTATAATTCTGTAACTAATAATTGGTCATCAGGTTTTCAAAACACTGCATTAGGTTCAAATTCATTACGTGATTTAACTACAGGTTCTTTTAATGTAGCAATAGGTTATCTTGCATTAGGAAATAACACCGTAGGTAGTTCTAATACAGTATTAGGACATGGTGCTTATACAACATCAAATGGTATAAGTGGTTCAATTATTTTAGGTCGTGCTGCAGCATCAGATGCTAATAATCAATTTGTTGTTGGTTCAGCAGCATTTCCTTCAGGAACCGTAACAACAGAAACTTTACCATCAACAAAAACATGGACTGTTAAAATTAATGGATCAGTTCAGAAAATTTTATTAGCTTAGTAATAATTTAAAATCAAAATAAAATGTCAGAAGAAACAAAATTTGTAGAAGAAGTAACAGCTGAACAAGCAGCAAGATCTGTATTGGCAGCTTACGACAGTGTAGCTTTAATTGCTGAATTAAAAGCTAAACCAGAATTAACTGAGGATGAAACTGCAGCTATTGAGCGCAATGTAGAGCATTTAAAAATCATGCTTGCAAAAGAATGGTTTGTTGAAGAATTAACTCCAGCGCAAAAAACTGAATTGGAAGCATTGGTATAAAGTTTAAATGTTATATATTTACACTTTAAATATAAACCTAATAAATTTATTATGAATCCAATTGAAGCAGTACAAGTATTAGAGCAAGGATTAAATGCAGCTAACTTAAAAGGTGTGTTTTCATTAGCAGATGCTAACAAAGTGTTAGTAGCTTTGAATACAATTCACAACTTAGAGGAAGTAAAAGCTTCTATTCCGGAATTAGTAACTGAGTAATTCCTACAGCACAAATTCATAAACCCTGGATTAACTTCCGGGGTTTTTTGTTTTTGTTAATTTTTTTAAGTATATTAATATATAGTCTAAATATTTATCTCATGTCAATAGGAAATTTAAAAGATACAGGAAATAAGGGTAATAACTTTCCTTATCAACTAAAAACTTTACAAGGTCTTCAGCAAATAGCTGATGGTATTTCTGGTTTTGCTCCTCCAGGCGGAGTAGCTACAGAAACAACTCTCTTAATAGTTGAGGCATATGTAGAAACAATTAAGAAAAATTCTATATCTAAAATAGGCAGGATTCAAGGATCAGCAAATTATAATAGAGTTTTAGCTTACAATGCTAATAATGATGTTACAAGTGTTACTCATACAGGAACTACTGAATATGGTGTAGAAACTATCATTGAAACACTCAGTTATGATGAAAATAGAAATGTAACAGAAATTCAATATTCATAATTATGAAAAATAAATACAATCCAGTATCTGGTGAGTTTGATCTTGTAAACTCACTTCAAGACATAAGTTATGTACATACTCAATCTGTTCCTGCAACTACATGGATTGTTATTCATAATCTAAATACTAAATGTTCTGTGCAGGTAGTTGATGAGGATAAGAATGAAATTATTGCTCAAATTGACTGGGTAGATAACAACACTGTAAACATAACATTTAATATTCCGGTTTCCGGATATGTTTATTGTAATTGATAAAATAAAATTGTATATTATATTATAACTTAAATAAAAACAAAACAAAATGGCAGAAAAAAAGTTTTTTGTAGACATTAATCTACAAGGTAGTGCGTTAACTAACGCAAAAATTGGAACTAATTCAGGTATTGGTTCAACGGAAGGTGCATTTGGATATGATTCAGCTTCACACCGTTTACAATATTTCAATGGTACAGCTACTAAAAATGTAGCTAACTTATCTGATATCTCAGCTGTAACAGGTGGTTTGATTTTCCAAGGTGGATATGATCCAATAAATGATAGTCCTGATATTACAGACGGAACAGCATTAAAAGGTTTCTTTTGGGCAGCAACTGCAGCAGGTACTTTCTTAGGAGAGTCTGTACAAGTTGGTGATTCAATTGTTGCTAAAGTTGATAATGCTGGTGCAACAATTGCAGACTGGTTGATTTTACAAGGTAACGTAGTTATTGCAACTGATTCAGTTGATGGTATTTCTCGTTTAGCTACACAAACTGAAGCTAATGATGGCGCAGCAAGTAATGCAGTAGTTATTACTCCTGCTACATTACAAGGTAAAATTGATGCTCAAATTACTCCTGAGATTTCTAGCAAATTACCATTAGATGGTAGTCAAGAAATGACTGGTAATCTCCAAATGGGTGGTTGGGGAATAACTCAACTTGACTCAATTGGTAAAGAAAGTGGGAGTATTGCTATACTAAATGATTTAGATGCTGGAGGTACACAAAAAATTACAGGTCTTGCTGCACCAACTGACGGTGGTGACGCAGCAAATAAAACTTACGTAGATGATAACACATCTAACAAGTTGCCATTAGCTGGTGGTACTATGACTGGTAGCATTGATATGGGTAATCATAGTATCAATAATGCTAATAATATTACAGCAAGTAATACTACTTCAGGTACTATTATCACTAATAATTTATATGATTTAGATGCAGGTAGTATTTCTTTTGGAAGTAACTTAAATGGTGATAATGCACAAACTATTATCAACCTACCAGCTCCAACAAACGGAGGAGATGCAGCTAATAAGACTTATGTTGACACTGCTGCTTCAACTGCACAAGCTAACGCTGAAGCTACTGCTTCTGCTGATGCTACTACAAAAGCAGATGCTGTACAAGCTGCTGCTGAAGCATATGCTGATTCATTAGCTCCTAACTATGATGCTGCTGGAAGTGCTTCTCAAGCATTAACAGATGCTAATGCTTACACTGATACAGGACTTGCTGCTAAATTAAATGTAGCAGGTGGTTATATGTCGGGTAATATTGACATGCTTACTAACACCATTAGTAATGTAACAATTCAAAATGCATATCTAATAGATATGAATGGTAATTCAATTACCAATGTATTAGACCCTACTTCACCTTTTGATGCAACTAACAAAGGTTATGTTGATGCTACAGCAGGTAGTGCTGCAGCAACAGCTGCTGCAACAGCTGAATCTAATGCTAATGCTTATACTGATACTGAGATTGCTGCTTTAGCTTTTTTACAAACTATTGCATCAGCTGATTGGTATGCTGAAAGTGATGGTACGTATAGTGTTAGTGTTACTCATAATTTAAATGCAGTTAGTCCTAATGTAACAACTTACTTACGAAGTGTTACAGGAGAATATAAAATTGCAGAATTTGAGGTACTAAGTATGTTACCTGATTTAATTCAAATTTATTCTAATGTATTACCATCTACAGAAGTTAATGTTAGAGTTTCTAAATAAATAAAATTTAGAATTTTTTTTAAACCCACTCCATAATAGGGGTGGGTTTTTTTAAATACACTATATTTGTAAAAAATAATAATATGGCAGAGAAGAAGTTTTTTGTTGATGTTAACCTTCAAGGGAATAACATCAATAATTTAAAAGCAGATACATTAGATATCACCTCTAATTTAGCAAGTGCTAATACTAAAAGAATAGTGTATTGGTCTGGCCAATATTATTATTCAGATGGAACATCTTGGATTGCACTAGGTAATACTGAAAGTTTACCAGCCGGTGGTGCAACAGGAGATATTCTAGCAAAAGCAAGCGGTACTGATTATGATGTAGAATGGATAAGCAACTACACTAGTACAGTACAACATGAAGTAAAAGCCGGAGTTGCGTTAACTAAAGGACAAGCAGTTTATGTTAGTTCAGCAAATGGTACAAACATGATTGTTTCTAAAGCATCTAATGCATCAGAATCAACATCAAGTAAAACAATGGGGCTAGCAGCGTCTACAGCCGCATTAAACGGAATTATATTTGTTATCACAGAAGGATTACTTACCGGAACAGGTGGTACACCTTTAGATACAAGTACTGCTACAGAAGGAGATCCTGTATGGTTAGGTACTAATGGTAACTTAATCTTTGGTTTAACAAATAAACCAGTAGCTCCAGCACACTTAGTATTCCTTGGTATTGTTACTAGATCAAGTGCTACTGTAGGGGAAATCTTTGTTAAAGTACAAAATGGATTTGAATTAGGAGAACTACATAATGTAGATGCTTTAAATCCGTCTAACAATGATGGTTTGTTTTATAATACAACTACTAGTTTATGGGAACATAAATCAATAGCTACTGCTCTAGGATATACCCCGGAGAATGTAGCAAACAAGTCAACTGATGTTTCATTAGGTACATCAGATACATTATACCCAACACAGAATGCTGTTAAAGTTTATACAGATAACATATTAGGTAACTCTAATGCATTAGTGTATAAAGGAACTATAGATTGTTCTACTAACCCTGATTATCCTACAGCAGATGCAGGTTGGATGTATATTGCAAGTGTTGCTGGTAAAATTGGTGGAGCAAGCGGTACAGATGTTGAGGTAGGAGATATGATCATTTGTAATACAGATGGAACTGTGTCAGGTAATCAAGCTACTGTAGGTCAATACTGGAATGTAATTCAAAAAAATATTGTAGGTGCTGTAACTGGTCCTGCTTCTTCAGTTAATAATACGGTAGCTGTATTTGATGGAACTACCGGTAAAGTAATTAAACAAGGTATTATTACAGATACAGGAACTAATGTTGGTATTGGAACAACAACACCTAATTATAAATTAGAAGTTAGTGAAGATATTTTAGTAAATGGTGCAAGAATAGGTCTTGGTGGTGGTTCTAGTGCTACAAATATTGTTTTAGGTCTTGGTGCATTACAATCAAATACTACTGGTGTAAGAAATGTGGCTATAGGGTATAATGCATTAACAAGTCAAACTTCTTCAGGAAATTATAATGTTGCAATTGGTTATCAAACATTGGCTCTAAATAGTAGTGGTCAAGGTTCTATTGCTATTGGAGATACAGCATTAAAAAGTAATACTACAGGTACTATTAATACAGCAATTGGAACATCAGCTTTAAATGCAAATACCACAGGTATTTATAACACTGCAATAGGTTACAACTCATTAAAATTAAATACTACTTTTGGATACAATATTGGTATTGGTGGATTTACGTTAGAAAATTCTAATGGAGGTACTCAAAATATTGCTATTGGTCATCAATCTTTACAGACTCTTACCACTGGTAGTAATAATACAGGTATTGGATATAGAAGCGGTTATTTAATGACTACTGGAAATAATAACTTTGCTTTAGGTCCATCCTCATTATACAATACTACAACGGGTTCAACTAATATAGGTGCAGGAACTAATGCTTTATTTAATAATATTACAGGTTCTAATAACTCAGCTATAGGTAGTAATGCATTATTTTCAAACTCTGCGGGAGATAATAATACTGCTTTAGGAATTGAAGCAGGTTATAATCTTACAGGATCATCAAATGTTGTTATTGGTTACCAAGCAGGTAAATTTATAACAGATGGTACAACAGCTAATACAACACCTAATCAATCTATATATATTGGTATAGGTAGTAAAGCTTTAACAGCAACTGATACAAATGAAATTGTAATTGGTTATAATGCAATAGGTAATGGTTCTAATACAACTACTATAGGTTTACAAGGTACTACTACTCAAACTTTATTAGCAGGTTCATTAAAAATAAACAATGCGTATACACTACCTAGTGCAGATGGTGCTGCTAACTACGTATTAACAACAAATGGTTCAGGTGTTGTTTCTTGGTCAGGACTTTTAATACCCAATTTAACAGGTAATGAAATTTGGAGAGGTAGTACATATAGAAATAACTCTACAACTGTAGATACAACATCCGGTCTTACAGTAACACCTACAGGAACACCAACCGCGCGCGCAGTAGCTACAACATCTTATGCTACAAGAAGTATAAGATTAGGTATTACAGCTGCTATAACTGCAACAGGTAGATATTCTGGAGTAAGAGGTTCTGCATTATTATGGTATGTAACAGGAGGTTTCCTGTATACTGGTGAGTTTAATATATCTGATACAGCAACAGCTGTAGGTACACATAACTTCTGGGGACTAGCTTCATCTACTTCTGATTTAGTAATAGGTGGTGTATCAAATGATCAACCATCAGCATTACTTAACATCATTGCTTTTGCTAATGATTCAGGAGATGCTAACTTACAAATTATGCACAATGATGCAAGTGGTACAGCAACTAAAACTGATTTAGGTGCAAGTTTCCCATCAAATAGAACTGCTGGTGCAGCAATTACAACAATATACAGTTGTTACTTATACAATGCTCCTGCATCATCAAATGTTATTTATAGAATAGTTAACAAAGAAACTGGTGTGGTAGCACAAGGAACTTTATCAACTAACTTACCTGCATCTACAGTAGGATTAAATTTCTTTGGTGCAAGAACTATGGGAACATCCGGAGGTGGTATTAATAACTCCGGACAATTTGATGTTTATAGATTAGGTGTTTATTCTTTATAATTATGAAACAGTTTACATTATCAACAAGTTATTACGTAGAGCCAGATTTAGAGGCTATTGTTTGTTTAAGACCATCTGATCCACAGATATCAGATTATATAGCAAGCTACTTTCCTTTCATTAATGAACAAGAAGCTTTAGATAACATTTATGAATTAGCTATAGTCCATAGACCTGTTTTATTTGAAAAGTTCCAGGCTATGGATAATGTTCCTAGT